GAGACTGCGAGTGCTAACTGGAAATATCAATTTGGATACCAACGACAGTTGGGGCGTAACATACATAGGATAATCAATGACAATAAGAAAACTTCATTCAAACAATGTGACAGAAAATAGAGCAGACATTGCTAAACAATACACTGAAATCAGCATTGAGCGATTAATTTAAAATGATAATTCAAGGCACCACAATCTACGGTGGCACCATCTACGATACAACTGGATTGTATGATTTTAGTACCTTTACTTTCACAGCAGGTAATGTAGTCGGACCCACAGGTGCCAATATCACACAGTTGTTTGCCAACAGTTACAGTGTGAGTAATGCCAGTAATGTTTGGCTGACTAACACCAGTTTCTTTGGCATGGGTCGACAAGGTTATCAGTACTGGATAGTCCCGCAGACTGCACAATACACCATTGAAGTGGCTGGAGCTAGATCTGGTATCCCCACATTCGGATCAAACACAGCAGCCAATATAAGATTCGGGCGTGGTGCTGTTGTTCGTGCAACATTCTCACTCGAGCAAGGTACCAATGTTACTATCGCAGTAGGGCAACCCAGTGCCAATACCAGTCAGACATCCTCATTCTCCAGTCCGGGTGGCGGCGGTGGCTCATTTGTTGTCTTGCCAGGCAACTTCCCACTTATTGTAGCCGGCGGAGGTGGGGGCAACGGTAATTGGGCCAGTAATGTCACATTGTTGTTTGGTGGCAACGGTCAAACAACCACATTTGGTGGCAACAGCTTCAATGGTGCTCCCGGTGGCTTCAACGGATGGGGCGGCAACAGTCGTGTGAATCGCAATGGCGTTACAAGTAGCAACCCATTTGACTCAGGTGGTGGTGGCGGATTTATCTTGCCAGGTGTAACAGGAGCTGGCGGTAATGCAAGGCCCGGCTCAACAAGTACAGGTAGTGTTGGTCAAGGTGGCTGGCATTTCTTGGCCAATCTAGTAGGTGGTGCACTATCAACTTCTTACCCGCCACCTGCTACCAGTTCTGGCGGTTTTGGCGGTGGCGGTGGCGCAAGTCCTATTGTGGGTGGCGGCGGTGGCGGATATTCAGGCGGTGCCGGCAGCTTTGCAACCGGAAATCCAGCGATTGATGCAGGTGGCGGAGGCGGATCGTGGATTGCTGCCAATGCTAGCTCAGTAGCCACCAGCGATGGACAATACGAAAGATCCGGCACATTTGGCGGTGAGAGCATAACCAACCTGGCTACTGTAAATGCAGGTCCTGGATATGTACGGATTACAAAACTATAAACATAAGTAAGTTATGCTTACAATTATCTCAGCGTTGGTACTAACGCACCTTACCATCATCTGTGTTACCCTTTATCTACATCGCAGCCAAGCACATCGTGCAGTAGAGTTCCATCCTGTGGTGGCACATGTCATGCGTTTTTGGTTGTGGCTGACCACTGGCATGGTCACAAAGCAATGGGTGGCCATACATCGCAAGCATCATAGGTTCACAGACGAACCAGATGATCCACATAGTCCTGTGCATTACGGCATATGGCATGTGTTATTCAAAGGAGCTGTATTATATCATACTGCATCAAAAGATAAAAATATGGTTGATACATACGGTCGTGGCACTCCTGATGATTGGATCGAGCGTCGCATATACACGCCTCACAGCAGACTTGGCATTGGCATTTGCCTTGTGCTCAACCTCGCTGTCTTTGGTTGGGTGGGCGCCATAGTATGGTTGGTGCAAATGTTGTGGATACCACTATGGGCGGCCGGGGTTATCAACGGAATCGGGCACTGGTGGGGTTATCGCAATGGCGAAACCAGAGATAATTCTAAAAATATTTTGCCATGGGGTATCGTCATTGGTGGTGAAGAATTGCATAACTCGCATCATCTTAATCCATCCAGTCCTAAATTAAGTATGCATTGGTGGGAATTTGATATTGGTTGGATGTATATTCAAATTTTGACTTCATTGCGTTTGGCTAAACTAAAAGTTTAGTATATAATAACAAGATGTTAGACTCTATCCAGCAAAGTGTATTGCAATTGTTGCCTGCCCGCAGAAAAACGGGACAGAATGGATGGATATCTTTTAACGCACCTTGTTGTGTTCATAACGGCGAAACTGCCGACACTAGAGGTAGGGGTGGAATCAAAACAAATGCAGGCGCTGTCAGTTATCATTGTTTCAATTGCCAATTTAAAGCCAGTTTTGTTCCTGGCAGGCATTTAACATTCAAGTTTAGAAAACTATTGTCATGGTTAGGCGCAGATGATCTAACTGTGCGCCGACTGGTTATTGATGCAGTTCGATTACGAGAACTAGTTGCACCCGAACAACTCGAACCGGAACCTGAACAAGAGATTGCGTATGGAGCAAGATCACTCCCCGAACAAGCACGAAATGTAGTCGAGCTGGCCAACTTTTACAGTATTGGTGACTATAACAATGTGCCTGCTGAATTACTTGCTGCGATAGAATATGTGCATCGTAGATCAATTGACATAAACCGATACCAATTTTATTGGACACCAGAAGAAGCCTATAACTTGCATCGCAGAATTGTAATACCATATTATTATAAAAAACAAATAGTAGGATATACTGCTAGAGCAATAGCGGATGGAATCAAACCCAAGTATTGGTCGAGTCATCCTGCAGACTTTGTGTTCAATTTAGATCAGCAACAGCCGGACTGGCGGTTTGTGATTGTGTGTGAAGGACCGTTTGATGCCATGAGCATAGACGGAGTGGCAGTCAGTGGGTCTGAAATATCTGACACACAAATTGAACAAATTGATAGATTACAGCGTGAAGTCGTTGTAGTCCCAGACCGAGATCGTGCAGGTGGTAAATTGATTGATCGTGCCATCGAAGCCGGCTGGACTGTGAGTTTTCCTGTTTGGCAAGAAACCTGCAAAGATATAAATGAAGCTGTAATTAAATACGGAAAATTATTTGTTATGAAAAGTATATTAAATGCCAAACAAACAAGTAAATTAAAAATTGAACTATACAGGAAAAAATATGTCAAAAATTAATTTCATAAATGACAAAATTGAAAATAAAATATTACTTGACATACTAATAAAAACAGATTTAGAAATCATTGCTTATTTTGATGATACAATGATGAGAATAGTAGCCGATGCACCTAGAAATGATTATAAAGAAATTCATTTACACAAGTTCTTAGATGATTATTTTTCCTGTAAAAAATTTGATCAGAGTTTTATCAACAAACTTCTTATTGTTTATGACGAAACACCGTCTCCGGAGATCATAATAGCTTTACATAATTGGTTCAAAAAACAGTGTTGCAAAATGTCCAACTTAATTCTAATTTCTACACACACTTTGAATCTTAATGAATGGTACAATAAATACTGTGATTTAACTTTACAATCTGGTTTTACTGTTATTGATACTCCACTTGCATACTATTTTGATAAATTACTACATAATATACAAGCAATTGAAAATTATAAAATAAAAAATTTACAGCACTATTTTACATACTTTGGCGGTACTCATAGCACAACAGAAAGAGATTTTATTACTGCGTGTGTTATGTTATATAAAAATCTAGGACACATTGATTACATTGGTGGCTACATTTCAACTTATAAAGAATTTGATGATTTTTTAGAAGAAATTACTGAATTTCAAGATCGTAGTTTATGCGATAAACTTATGCTAGCGAGAAAAGCGTATGAATGGCCTAATAATTCTATAAGTCAAGACGAAACTGTAGAAATAGCATACGTCGGAAAAAATGTACATAATAAAGTGTCAGCTTTCAATTTAACTAGAGAAACTGCTGACAGTTTTCCTTTTTGTATTTTTACAGAAAAAAGCATTAAAACATTTTTAGATATGCAAATTATTTTACCTATAGGATATCAATCTATCAATATTATTAAGCAAAATGGTTTTATCTTCATGGAAGACTTAATTAATTACAATTATCAATACGAAAAAAAATTACATTTAAGACTACTTGCTGCATTAGAACAAATTGAAAAAATTTCGAAAAATTACACTTTATCCCAACTTGCTGAAAAATTATATGATTCAAGAGATATTCTTCTTTATAATTTAAACTATATAGCATCAGGAGAGTTTTATAAAAATTCAGCACGAAATCTAGTTAAAAAAATATATGCATAAAAATTATTCTTTAGATATTCAAAAACTTTTTTTAGAAATGATGTTGGAAGACGCAGAAACGTATGTGCGTGTTCAAAACATATACAATGCAGAAAACTTTGATCGCAGTCTTAGAGAAGCAGCTCGATTTATCAAAAAACACAGCGACGATCATAAGACACTGCCCACTCGAGAACAAATACAGGCCGCTACTAGTGTAGAACTTAGAACAGTTCCCGATCTCAGAGAGGGACACTATGATTGGTTCTTGACTGAATTTGAAGGATTCAGTCGCAAACAAGAACTGGAGCGAGCCATTCTCAAAGCAGCTGACATGATCGAACAGGGCAACTTTGATCCTGTAGAAAAATTGATCAAAGACGCTGTACAAATTAGCTTGACCAAAGACATGGGCACAGACTACTTTGAAGATCCTAGAGCCAGATTGATGAAAATCAAAAGCAACAACGGCCAAGTGAGTACAGGTTGGCCCACTATGGATCAACGCTTGTTCGGCGGCATGAATCGTGGCGAACTTAATATCTTTGCTGGTGGATCGGGTTCGGGTAAAAGTTTGTTCATGCAGAATATTGCAATCAACTGGATCACAGCTGGGCTAAATGGTGTGTTCCTTACACTGGAACTCAGTGAAGAACTGTGTGCCATGCGTATGGATGCCATGGTGGCCAATTGCTCCACTAAAGAAATCTTCCGAGACTTGGACACACTGGAAATGAAGATTCGCATGGTAGGCAAAAAGTCTGGCAAGTTGCGTATCAAATACATGCCAGCACAGAGCAATGTCAATCACATTCGTGCCTATCTCAAAGAACTAGAAATACAAACAGGTCAAAAAACTGACTTTATCATGGTAGATTATCTTGATCTGGTTATGCCTGTTAGTGCCAAAGTCAGTCCTAGCGACCTGTTTGTGAAAGACAAATATGTGAGTGAAGAACTACGTAACCTAGCTCGAGAATTCAACATACTGATGATCACTGCATCGCAGTTGAATAGATCGGCTGTGGAAGAAATTGAATTTGACCACAGTCATATCTCGGGCGGTATCAGTAAAATTAACACAGCAGATAATGTGTTTGGTATATTTACAAGTAGAGCCATGCGCGAGCGCGGTAGATATCAAATACAGTTAATGAAAACTCGTAGTTCAAGTGGTGTAGGGCAAAAAGTGGATCTTGAATTCAACATAGAAAGCCTGCGTATTACAGACCCAGGTGAGGATGCACAAAGTGAAAACGGTGGGTCAGGATTCCGCACCAGCAGTCAGATCATGGATCAGATCAAGACTACTGCAACAACCAGTAGTCCTATGATTGCAGCCAAGCCCAAGCCAGGATTTGAATTAGAGAAATCAGTACAGGCCAACGTAGAC